TTGTAACAAAATTAAAAAATGGTGATATTGTAGAGATTATTACATCAGATAAATCTAAATCTAATGCATTTTCATTTGTACCTAAAACAATTTTATGTTCATTATCATTCGCAACTCCATAAATATTTTTCTCAAATGGGCTACCTGTTCCAAATAAGCATGCAGCATCAAGAGCTTTAGCAATCGCTTCCGCAATTTGAGGTTTAATTTGCTCAAATACATCAATGGTTGTATCATTTATTTTTTCTTTTGTTACTGGAATGATTACTGCTATTTTTTTAGCCTTAAGTTGTGGGAAAATCCATTCTGCAGTATCTGTTTTAATACGTTCAGATTCACCTACCCAATAAGCTCCTGGTCCATCTGTCATTAAAGGTATTTGCATTGTATCAGAATCCATTTGTTCTATTCTAGATAATCTAAGAATAGAAGACCCTCTAGTTGTTAAAGCAATAATTTCATTAACTTTCTGTACTGGAACAAATCCCGCTAAATTATCTTTTAAAAATTCTTCATCCGCAAATAATTGTAAATCAAATATCAAATTCATAATAATCCTCCTTTACCTTTTTCCTTGTTTTTGTTGATAATATCAGCCATATTAAATTTAGTTGAAGTTTTTGTACTACTTGCACCACCAGCAGAAGGCACTTTACCCTTTAATTTTTCCTTAACTTTTTCATCAACTAATTTTTTTAATCCCTTTTCAAAGGTAGTAATGTTTTCCATATTTTTATCATTGTCAGTTCCTGTAACTAAAAATGGCATAAATTCAATAGGAATACCTCTAGAATTTAATACAGCAACAGCTTCAGCTCTTTGTTCTTTTAGTTTTAAAGCTTCTTCACGCTCAGTAAGCTCAGCTTCTTTACGTTCCCATTCAGCTTTTTTACGTTCGTCTTCGCTTAACTTAGACAAACGCTCTTGCTCTTTTTTCTCATTCTCAGCTTTTTTCTTAAATTCTTTTTCCCATTTAGATCTTTCAGAACTAATACATTCTGCTAATTTGGCTTCTAATCGCTTGTTAAGTTCATTTTTAAATTCTTCTGAATCAACATCCACTTTTTTTGTTTCTGGATCTGTTGCTGGTGGTTTTCCTCCTTCACCTCCTTCAGAAGGGTCACCTTTACCTTCTTCTCCTTCAGCAAATAACTGTAAGTTAAAAATAAATTTAAAATCCATAATAAAATAACTCCTTTCACTTTATAAATAAAAAAACGTCTGTATTTACAGACGTTTAATTAAGCTTATTATATTTTACTGATATATTTTGAGGATATATTTTTTCTAGTCTTTCTAATGCTAATGCCATTGTTCTTATAATTAAATCCGAGTCCTTATCTGGATTATTAATCATTACCTTTAAAAAACCCAGACTAATATCTTGCTCAAAAATAATATTCTTTTTTAATATTTCATTTAAACCTAGTATTGCTGTTTGTGCAATACTAGATACTGCACTACAAACTATATCTTTCCCTTTAGGAGCAAAATTAGCATGACCAAATATATTATATCCAATAAATTTATATCCATCTGTTTCTATGCATATTTTTATCATATAAACCTCTCAATAAAAAAAACACTTACTATTTTGTAAGTGTTTTTTCTAAAATATTAAGTTTTCCCATATTTCTTTTGGAATAGGTTCAATAGGTTTGTTATTTTTTATAGCCTCTTCAAGTTTTTTTATTCCGCTATTAAAATTATCAACATCCATTAATCTTGGATCACAAATAATTACATAATCAAGAGAATTTCTACCAAATATATTTTTATATTCTTCAACTTTATCATTCAATAATTGTCATTCTATCAACTACCCCTTTTAGGCTTTAAGAATTAAACCTACTATTAAATATAGAAACTCCATATCATCTTCTATTTTAGCATAAATAGGTTGATATTTTCCATCAACAACTTCAATCTTTTTAAGTATTTCACTAGGCTCATATAATACCTCTAACCCCATACTCAATACTTCTGAAGCTTCCTTATATTCTTTACCAATGTAAGGAGTAATAAAATCATCTGGTTTAACTATCTCTTTATTACTAAAACCCAATCCATGAAATAAATCTGTTAGTTTTATATAATTTTCATTTTTTGTACGAGCTTTTATAAATTCTTTTGAAATTCTAAGTGCATCTTTATTAAAAAATTCTACATAATGTCCTAATTCATGATAAGGCGTTTGTTTTCTTTGCCCTGTCATATGAATGGATATATAATCTTCCTCATAATTTTCATATTTAGTAGCATAATATCTACCACTAGGTGTTACTGCCCCTTTAGTAAAAAAACCTCTATTTGGTGTAATAGAAGTATATAATTTTTTATTGTTATTAACTAGATATTCTGCCCAATCTTTTGGATAGTACGAAAAGGCTTCGCTTAATTGTTGCTTTGTAATTGTATTACAGCCTTTAGCCCATTGATTTTTCCCTACTTCTCCTCCCATTTCCCTAAAATTACTAAAAATTTCTTTTAGTTTTTCTTTATTTCCTATATTATCAATAATATTAAATCTATTGCATACTTCAGTTCCTATATTAATAATATCATCTTTAGTACAAGTTTTTAAATCAATATTACTTATTTTTTCTTTTAAACTTAATTTAATATTGTTACTATTATTTTCCCATTCATTTAATGTCATGGATTTTTTTATATATATTTTTTCCCAATCAGAATAGTTCATATCTGCTGGAACATATTTTATTTCTCCATTAAGTCTTGAAATTCTTTTTCTTACAGTACTTGTAGTCAAATTGGTTATTGAAATTGTGGACCTGCAACGTGGATGCATAGGTGGCATATTACTTCCTGGAACACCTTCATCAACTTTATGAATAGTATTATCAAGTTTCCTACATTTTTCTGATGTTCTTCGGTCTAAAGTAGCAATAAATCTATATTCTTGACCGCCAGAATCTTTAATACTTTTTAGCCCAGCTTGATTATTTACATAATTAAGTTCCGAGCGAACTAATGTAATCGCTTGTTTGTATCCAGAATTCATCTTTTTAGATATAACAGTTGCCATTTCACGAGCATTAATACCTCTAATAATAGCATCGCTTATTTCTTTTTTTAGCACTTTAGATAATTTAGTTGTATTATTCCATATACGTTTACTAAATTGTTTGCCAGACCAAGAAGTACGAATAATATCTTCTATTGCTTCTTGGTCTAAGATAGACACTGGCATTAAGATATTAATTCCTTTACAAATATCAAAAACAGATTGATAGTAATTATCTGTTAATGCTTTTTTTAAGTATTCTGTTAACTTACTATCATATCCATCTGCCATTTTAGATAATTCTACAAGAATTTCTGCTTGTAATTTATCTAAACGACTTATCCTAGAACGCATAGCTAAAGTATTTAATTCTTTTAAGATTTCTTTATCTATATTAGCTTGTTTTACATAGTCTTCTATATCCATTCTCCATACAGAGTACTCATTACTTGTAATTAATTTTTTAGCATCCGCCAGACTTAAGCCATTTTCATCTGAAAATCTTTCATAAAGGTCATTTATATCTTTTTCTATATTTC